TCGACAGATGCTAAAGCACCAATACTCAAACCATTAATTTCACCAGACTTGATTAATTCCCATAGATCATCATCTAAAGATTGAATAGTTGCCAACCAAGTGCCTTTTTTAACAAACTTATCACCTAGTACAAAATCACTAGGGCAGCAGTAGCTTTCACAAAACTCAAAAGTGTCTGTTTCAACTAAATGAAATAGATTAGCTTTCATGCTGTATTTATTGAAGTTATGACAAGCTTTACGAACTTCAGCTTCACTGGTTACGTCACCATGTGCATCAACTTCTTCTGGAACCATTACGATAAATGTAGCTTGCTTTAATTCTTCATCAACTGCTTTTGTAACGGGTAGTTTAACTCCCGGTAAGATATCCTCTGAATTAACTTCACTATCGGTAATCTCTTTAATGTAACTTTTTAGAATATCTTCTTGTTTCAAGACTCGTCTAGCAAAAGCTAAACCTGCAGAGCCACCCCAAAGTAACCAAGCGATAGTACCAGCAGTAGGTCCACCATCAGGCATTTTCTTTTTAGGATTGTAATTCTTTTCGTGTCTACTAAAGAAAGCGTACATGCGTTTGACTGTATCTAAGCTGAGATTACCGTTAATGATATCTCTTGCTCTAGCTACACCAGAACCTACACCCTCTGCTTTAGCTTGTGAAGCATCTAGACCACCACGATTGTATTTCTCTCGTAGTGCTAAACCTCTTCTTGCATTATTTCGCATTGCATCTGTGGGAGCAAAACTTTTAGCTTTATTAATTGTTTCCATGCTCACCTCTTATTATCAATGTATTTAAACATAATTATACCATAGTTTTAATAAAAAATCAAGTGCAATATTATTTTTGGATAAATTCACTTGATTTCAAACTAATTATTGTGACTTTAAATATCTTTAACTTTATAAAGTTAAGATTGCATAGGCCATTCAATGTTCCAAGGAAAGCCTTCTTGTGAAGGAACATCAAGTAAAGCTTGTCGATATACTCGCATCTTTTCTTGTTGTTCTGGTGTCATCAGTTCCCATCTCATAGGATTGATTGAATCCACTTTGGTTTGCAATAGATAATCCCTGTGTTGACGTACTTGTGAAGCTTTTGTAGCATCTTCTTTGAGCCGTTCATTCGTGTACTCATCAAGTGACAATGATTTTATAACTCCCGGTACAGTTATATCAGCATTGTCATCGCAAATACCAAAGAATAATGGTTCATAAGTAGGCCACTGAGTCTCGTTACCGAACTCAATAACCAACCCTTCAATTGTAGGAAAGGTAGGTCCGTGTGACATGGGCGCTTGTGTGCAAGGAATACCTGTACGGGCATCAACGTGTGTTACGCAAATATACATTATCTTTTCTCCTTAAACAGCAACTCGCCGAACAGCACGAACATAAAGTAAATCTGTCTTCAAGTTCCAAACCTGAAGACCACCACCAAACCATTGTCTCCACGCTTGATTTGCTGAGTATTCGGAACTAGACCAATAGCTAGAATTTGCGAATGCTTCACTATTACCCAACTGAAATGCTGTCAAAGTACTTTGTGAGGGATTTCCTGTTGTATATGATGCACCAGATGGATTGCTATTTCGGTTAAGTCCAATAGTGTCACCAACAACATCATTCCCTTCAGGATATGTATATGATGACTTGGCACGCTCAGTTATACTATTTATAGTCGTTGTTGATTTTAGATTACGATAGCACAGTTCCAATTCATCGCGTGATGGTAAATACCAATCGGTATATCCACCAATACTCAAACCTTCGCAAAACTGTGCTGCTGGATAAGATGCAGAATTCATTGATGTTGATGCGGCAGGACCGTTATTGAGAGTAATAGTTGCTGTTGGACCTACATCAGGTGTTGTTTTCCATGCCTTCGTGGAATTCTCACCAGAAGATTTAGGTGATAAAACCAAATAGTATGTATTGCCGCCTTGAGTAATTTTTCCAGCGTAATAACCTCCTTGATATGCTTCGCCAATTACAGTTGGTCCAAAATTTGCACTTGTGGTAAATGCAGTTGCGTTAGACCAATCTGAGTAAACACCATTGACATCTTTATATCGAACTCTCCAGTAGTAAGTAGTACTAACTGAAAAGATTCCAGATGATACATTATATGTGACTGATGTTCCAGCTATATCGCCCGTACTGATCACAGTAGTGGAAAAATTGGAAACAGTGGAAACCTGCCATTGTGCAGCAGCCATTGCCACACCATACAAGCTGTAATATGCCGATGCAGTTAATGTTGGTGTTTGACCAATATTCGTTGCACCAGAGGATGGGCTGATATTAATAGGTGTTTTAACATCTGCTGATATAACTGGTGCAGCACTAGTCCAAGTCGTACCATTGGATGTCAGTACGTTGCCGCTTGTGCCGGGGCTTGTCAGTCCAGTACCACCATTAGCTACAGCAACAGTACCTGATACGTTAGCAGCAGTACCTGAACTAGTTATGTAACCATCAGGATTACTTGCTAGATAAAAAGCAGTAGCATGATTACCATCTAAAAGATCAGCATCTAAACCACTACCCGCACCATCTACTGTTTTAATTAAATCGAGCAATACATCAGGTTGATTTTGTTTTAAATTCCATGCTGTTCCATTCCAAATCCATGTCTTTGATCCAAAAGTATATTCATCGTTTAACGATGGACTCGATGGAAAATTTAAAGTTGTCATAAGATTCCTTAATCTTTAGTTTAGTCAAAAGAATAAGCTTCTTCTGGATTAATAATGTTTGGATCAATCAACGGGTCTAGTGCTATAGAAAGCCTCTTAGTTGCTTCAGCTTTTAGATACTCTTGAATTGATTCTAAAGTTGCCCACCTAGTCTGATCTATTGTTTGAATAGTTAAAGATAATGCTGCCATATTAATCAGTCTTCATAATTACACCAAAACCAGTACCACAATTAAAGAAAGTATAAGTGTCTCCATTAACATCAATAGTGTCTCCAGTACTTCCAATACTAGCTCTTGTCCAATAGATTGGAACAATGCCTGTCACGAACTGTGTTGGGTAACCAAGTTCACCAATCTGAAAATAAACAGGACTGATCTGGTACTTGGGTGCTCCTGCAGCATTGATCGAGTTGTTTCGGTAGGTTGTCGATGCCTGTGCAAAGTTGCCAAGATTCGCCGTAGCCGCTTCAGTGAGGTCGTAAGTTCCGTAGAAAGCACCCGTGTTGACGTTCGTTACCGCAATCGCGGCAGCCATCCAGCCGGGTGACTGCACGAGCGTGTAGTTGGCTGGGGCAATGATTCCGAACCGAGAGGTGGCTGAAGAAGTCGAATGAGAGTACTGGACAACCGGGGGGCGGTTATAAAACTCATGAACATCTGTGCTGGTTGCTTCCCACACAGCGTTGAGGCCAGAAATTACAATACCCTCAACAATAATAGTGATATGTCTAGGAGTGGCAACCACATGGAAGATGGCATTTGCTGCGCTACACATCGTCAGTGAGTTTGTTTCACCAATGCCTTCAACAGAACCTGCGCCAACACGAGGCCCCTCGTTGGTGGTAGTACCAGTTGCTGTGATGCCAGCAGCCGCCGTGAGTGCAAAGGTATATGCAGCTGCGGGGGCACCTCGCCAACAAAGGGTGAGCGCTGCATACTTTAACCGCGATGGTTGGTCCAAACAAGGGGCTGAGAAGCCCAAGTTGTACGCACTATCGGTTGTGTACCCGTAGGGGGAAGTTGTGTCTGCGGCAGAACCTACCGTAGCAATACTTGGCTGATCCGCTGCGTTTAGTCCACCAACATATGTCCAACCAGCCGGTGTGGCATCAACGATAACTGACGAAGTTTTATTAAATGCTGTAACTAAATCAAGGCTTGGGTTTTCAGAGGTAATCAATCTTCCTATATCACGCATAGCACGAACTGCGCTAATAATTGATGGACCTACTACTAATTTTGCGTACATTAAATTACCCCTTGAGTGTTATCTGCGAAAACCGTAATTTGGTCATCTGTTGTTAAAAGTTCATCACTAATAAAATAAATAGAATATGCAGTAATAATATAATTAATATTTTTATCAGAGAGAGCTAATAGAAAGTCTTTTTCATTTCCATTGAAATTATAAATAATGCGATTACCAAAATAATCAAGAATTTGTTGATTGTTCATATTATGCTCCGTAATAAACAAAATTTAAAGATAAACCAGTAGCTCTACGTGATGACCCTGACTGAATGATGTTTACAAATATTTTTTCACCAGCTAAGATTTGATGTGAAACATTATATGAAACTGTCTTTGCTCCAGCAGCAAGCTGGTATGTTCCCAACTGTGTAGAAGTAGCATAGCTTGTACCTTTTAATAGTGAAATAATAACAGGTTGACCAGATGAGGCAAGAAATACATTAATTCTAATCTGAGTCAAAAGAGATTCACTTGGAGATAAAGTAAGACCTTGACCGTTTCCTAAGTTATTAGTAGGAACAACAATAAATCTTTGGTTTTGTGTAATTGATTTTGTTAACAGTTTTGTTCCTGCGATTAGTTTATCAGCACCACCTTCTGATGTTTTAGTAATACCTGTAAATATTTTACCAAACGTATTATCAATAAGTAAACTTCTTGTTCTTCTAGTCATTTAAACCTCAACTGTTGTTATTGTAGCTTTCCAAGAAAATGTTTTTCCTGAAGTACCATTGACATATATATTCAAACTATTATTTGTATCATCTGCTCGTATATCGACTAGAATGTTTGGATCACTTCTAGTTACAACTACTTCATACAAAGAACCTACGTTTGAAACTGCACCTGAATTATTAACAACAGCACCTTTTAAATAAAATGCAGCAAAATCAGTAGGTGAATCAGTTCTCTTACAGACAATATCTGCTGTATAATATACAAATTTATTTAGAGGAACAGGAATTCTATTATTACTTGTACCATTTACGAATATTTCAGTTTCTGTTTCATTAACAGAAGTACCCGATAATACGTATTCATTTGAATAAATACTTATATTTGGAGAACCTTGAGATATGGATAGCAAACTTTCTAATTCAACCCATTGATCAGAATCACCATCGTTTACATAAGTGTATTTGATACCCGTTGTAGTGTCTAACCATTCATCACCAGAAGAAGGAGATGTGGGTGCTACTGTTGAAACAACTAAGCTAGAACCTGAACTACCTGTTCCTGCAGAAAAATAATCAATAGTTGTTCCATCTGATTTTTTATAGTACAACTTTCCATCAGCATAGTTTAATGCTAGTTCACCAAAATCTAAATCACCAGCAACTGGAACTTTATTTGATACCGAAGATTTCTTTAATACAATCTTACTTGACATTTGCGATCCTTAATAAAGGTAAAAGAAAGGGCGGTAAAAACCGCCCGTATAAGCATTAACTTAGTAAGTACCACCGTCAATATCGGCCCATACTGGAATACCACCAGCACTTACTTGCAATACCTTACCAGTTGTTCCAATACTCAACTTAGTTAAACTATTAGAACTATCAGAATAAAGTATATCACCTGTTGTATAACTTGTCAAGCCTGTACCACCTTTAGTAGTGGCAATTGTATCTGCAGACCATGTACCTGTTGAAATAGTACCTAATGTTGTAATGCTAGTTTGACCAACATATGTAGATGCAATATCAATAGCGTCTGCACTCACTGAAATTCTATTGGATGTACCAACAGCATTAATAACACCTGCTGAGTGCGCTAAACCATCACCTGCTACAGAATTTGATAAACTTACAGCATTTGCAGTAACAGTAATACCATCGCCAGCACCTACGTTAAAAGTAGTACCAGTTAAAGTAAGACCTTCACCAGCTACATAAGCACCAGAACCTGAGAACTGAACCCATGTTTGATTTGCGAAATCAGTTAAGTAATGATTAGTTTGAACCCAACCAGTTTGACCATATGTTACGCCTTCTACAACGAATACAGAAGCACCATCTAGTTCTGTGTAAACATCAGCATCTGCACTACGTGTTAAACTATATGTTGTAGAGTTATCAGCATATACATAAATACCATTTTCAGAACTTGTAGTTTGTGCAGTTAAAAGGATACGATAACCAGTATCTGTTTGATCTAGAGCAGAATGACCATCAATTACAAGAGTGCTACTTGAACCTGTTAAACTAACGTTTGTATTAGCAAAAAGATTTACGGATTCTTTAAAACTCAAACCTGTAACAGCATTATCAACATATGCTTTGTTAGTTGCATCTGTTGCATTAACTGGAGCAGCAACACCAGTAATACGAGAATCAGTTACGTCAACTACACCAGTGCCATTTGGAACTAGGATTACATCACCATTCGTATTGGTAGCTGTTAATGAGTTACCATTGATATTAATGTTATCAACTTGAACTTCATTCAAACCAGCTAATGAAGTAAGCGTATCACCTAGAGCTACACTTGAGCTACCGATGGTTACACTGGAATTAACCAACTTTGCATTAGTTACACCAGCATCTTTAATTGTTACATCACCAGAAGTTACAGCAAAGTTAGCTGAGTTAAAAGAAGCTGCACCTTTTACAGAAGTGGAAGCATCTTTAATTGAAATACTTACTGTATCATCCGTAACAGCAGTGTCAATAGCTCCTACGCCTGAAAAAGTTAAGGTAGAACCTGTACTAAATAAATCCGTACCTGTATCACCAACAATCGTAAAATCACTAGCAGCTACATTGGCCCAAGATGTTTGACCTGAACCATTTGTCTTTAGATATTGACCATTTGTTCCAGATGTTTGAGGCCAACTTTGACCATCTAATACAACTGATCCAGAACCATTTGGAGTAATTAGAATATTACCATTGGTATCAGTAGAAGTAATCGAATTACCATTAATATCTAAGTTATCTACTTTTAGATTATCTAACTTACTATCTGCATCTACAATTAGAGCAGAGTTAGCTGTTAAAGTTCCGGGAGTATGATCTAGTTTGTCAGTAAAGTACTTACCACCAATTACAACGTGGTTAACAGCATTACCTGCAGTTTCAGTACCCATACCTACGTATAAACGATCACCACCATTTGATCCGTTATCTGTTAAACCAGAATAAGCTAATTCACCTTGACCGAGCGTAGATGGATTACCCGCTGTTTCAGAACGTTTGATTCTTACAATAGAAGCCATAATATTTCCTTAATTAATAATGTCCAGATTCAACGTTCTGGTTTTCGAGTTGGGTTGTTGCTACCCATTTTTGATTTTGACTAGAATAAACCAGTATTGAACCTTCTATTTTATTAGTAGAATCTACATCCAATGCATCACTAATATTTTGAATACCTGATAACCCCGGTGGTCCAGATGGTCCTTGTTCGCCTACAGTCAATACTGTAACTTCACCGGGAGTCTCTACTAAAATAGTATCGGATGAATCATCTACAATAATAGTATCATAGACTATTTCTGTAATAATTTCAGTACTCATCTAGTTACCTCTGGTGAAGCAGTTAAGCAACCTTCAATAACTCTGGTAACTGTTCCATCAGTAAATACAATTTCTAAATCATACACTGAACTTGTAAAAGTATAAGCTGTAGATGTTGTTGCTGGAATTACAATCTTGAATTTACCATTCAAAGGCTCATGAATTGCAATCTTAGCATTTTCAGTAGTTAATGTATCCAAGATAGTGGCATCATTAACTGATTTTCTAATTTGCATTCTAGCAGTACAACCAGTGAGATTAACTGCTACAGGAGTTGTCCCTGTTTTCCATTGGATGATTTTAACAAAAGTTGAACCCTTGTAAACATCCAGATCAATGTGTGCTGGTTGCATTATTATTTCCTTAAAATATTACTATTGAGTGCAATGAAGTGCGATGATCTACATAAGTTTGACCATCATCAGTACTTACAATTCTAGCCTTCGGTGTATTTGTATATAAATTTGCTGTTTCATAAATTACAGTGCCTAGTTTTACAAACTCTAAGAAAGGTAAACCCTGCATTTCTTTTAATTCTAACTGCGATGCTTTTCTTGCATTTGATTTACTGTTATAAGTATTTCCTAAAACAGCAACAATAGGAGTGTTGACATCGTTTGTTGCTAAAACGTGAACCAATACAAACTGGCTATTTGGAACTTCTGATAAAACCCAATTCGAACCATTATAATAGTTATAGGCTGGTCTTGTGGTTCCTGAGTAATGAGATACTTGTGCAGGACGAATTAATGGAAAAGCGTCAGCTTCTTTTCTATACCAATTATCTTGAGTTCCAATTCTATAGAATACAGGTAAGTTCGCAACTGTAGAAATATTCTGAGGTGCGTCATCAGTTATTGTTATTGTGATATCTTCGTCAGCAATAACTCCATTTTCACAAGCGAACTGAGCATGTGTATTTAAACTCGCATTAGCATCTACTATGAAATTCGTAAGACCTAAACCCGTTCTATACTGAGCACCAATTGAAAGATGTAAATGATTATGAGTAGCACCATCCATTCTTAAACCATGTCGTTCATCACCAAAGTAAATTACTTTTTGCTCATCTGCTCTCCAATAAACTAAGGCAACCAAAGCATGCTCTAGAAATAAATCTTCATTTGCATTTGAAGTTGTCATCAGTTCTTCTGAGTTACCATCAAAGTATATAAAATGAATTTTAGACTCATTTGGAATTTGTACAGATTCTGAAAAATAAATGTGTAGATTAGAATGCAACCAAACATTAAAACCCTCTTGTGCATTTGTTGCAGTAATTGTAAAAGTTCTATTAGTTGGATTAAAACTTATTGTACTTGTAGTTCTTGTTTCAAAACCAGTAGGTTCCTTCATTACTGAAAAAGTTGAAGAAGCTTTATTTTCTGCAGCAATTACGATTCTTTGATCAATGTGCTGCTCCCCTGCTTTCCCTTTGCTAACCACTCGTCTACCATCTGCCATCCAGATGACCAAGTGACCCTCTGCATCCAACTCTGCAGCTTTCACAGTAGGAGCAGCAATAGCAATCTCTGCCTTGCTAACGACCTCAAATGGATTTGTATAGCTTCTTAGTGATTCTACATGTGAAGGCAGTTTTGGTTGTTTAACCTTAACAGGTTGATTCTTGCGCTCTTCTATTTTTACAGCATTAGTTCCAGCGAAGATAGACTCTTCTTTTGAGAAACCTTTATCCAGAGAAGCATTGGCTACTTTTGCGAATAATTCCCTTAATTTTAAAGATTTACCTTGAATGGCAGTTGGGGTATTATCTGCAGACCATTGCATATTCTCTCCTTTATAAACAACAATAACCCTGAGAGTTACTCAGGGTATTTGTAGACTATTATATCATAGTTTTAGTATTAATTCAAGTGTATTTACTATTTAGAATATCTAGCACTGATTTTTTAACTTTATCTTTCTTATTGGCTTCTTCTGCGTTTTTCATTGCAGCTAAAGAAGCAATACGAGCTTTCTCTTCAGAACCAGTATCTTTTAGAGTTTGATTAAACACTCTGATTGCTACTTCTTGAACTGATTTAGATTTCTTATTTGCCCATTGAGGTACATTATCTGTTGAGTATGGCATTTTTTCTCCTATGTATTATTTGTATAGCATTTTGTGATAACTTACCACCTTGTGCAGAATTCCATCCCATGTATTCAAAAGGACGAAAAAGCTTTTCTAATTCATATGCTTCTTTTTCAGTACAAACACAAAGTCTAGTTAAAACTATATTTTCTATACCGTGTTTAGCAAAAGCTAAGTGTAAAGGATTATATGGATTGTAAGAATTATTAAATTTACTACAATGTTCTTTAAATCTAATTTCAATCAAACGAGTAGTGACACCAACATATCCTTGAGTGAATACGTCAGTGTCATCTTTTAAATGCATCCAATATAAAACAGCAGTTTTATGCTGCATTCTCTAAGTTACCAGAACTAGTGTCTTTACCCGATGGACTTGTTGCTGTACCTTCACCTGCTGTTTTAAAACCATCACCACTTCTAGAAGTCATAGCAGGTAACAAGTCCTTGTTAGGTTCCTGATCATCAGGTAAGGCATCAATACCAATACTTTCACGAACTCTATTGAGTACAGCACGGTCAACTTCAATAACAGAAGTACTTGCAAAACGCTGAACAGCTTTGGAGAATGATTCTAAGTCTTCACTTTCTAGATCATCAAAGTCCATATGACCCATTCTAGAAGTATCCCAACCATTTAGTTCATATGTTTGTTTAATTAAATCTTCATTAATAACATCACGAATTTTACGAAGCATTGCTTCTGCAGCAGCAGCAGATAGTGAATTCTTTACTTGACCTAGAGCGTTAGAACCACCACCAGATTGACCCAATACCAGAATATCAGCAAATAAAGATGTTAAGATTAGATTTTTATAATATTCTTTAATCTTAGATGTATCCATTGCTTTGCTACCATTTAATGATAACAACTCTAGCTCAAACATTGGTTGCTTGGAATCAGGATCATGAGCTTGTGGCAGAATCAGTGCTGATTGCTGATTTAGCTGCAAATTACGCATTACATTTTCATAGTAAGCACGAATTGCTTTTTGATCAGGTGATGCATCTGAAGAAAGATACTGAGGTGGAAGTTTAAGTACTGGTAAACCAGCCAAATCCTTAGCTACACCGTTAGCTTCAATCTCTTCAATTACACTTAGAAATCTCCAAGCTAAATAAGCATCACGAAGCATGGATTTACCAAAAGGATCACCCTTGTGTTTACCTGCACGAAAAAGCATAACTTTACTGCGAGGTAAAATTACTTCATTGTTGGTACGACTTGAGTAACGATTGTACACATCAGAAACTGCAGAAAGGTTTTGCTTTACACCCTTTACTTCATTACCGTCTTCGCTGAAGATAAATTTTTCAATAGTCTCTTGATTACGAATTGGAAGCTTTTTCCAACCGATAACACCATCGTTATATTTGGAACCGTTTGCTTTTAAACGTCTACGATAAACTTTCTCTTGAACTGAGAAACCATACATGTTAGCTGACATTGCTTCTGATATAAAGTCAGACCAGTTTTGATCTGTTAAATCATGCATCATTTCATTAATAATTTGAGCTTGTTTATTTTCTTCAGCATTAGCATTAATAACAGGTTTAAAAACCCAATCTACTTTACCAATTAAATTTTCATACAGTGTTAAAGCTGCATTGATAGTACTATGATAAGACATTTGCTTATAAGTATTAATACTATTTGGAAAATTCAATTCTCGCTTTAACTCATCATTTGAAACACCATTGAAGACATTTAAACCAAGATATCCTGATTCACTTAATTTGAAGCGATCTGGTGTTTCATCCACTGCTTTTTGTACTGAGTTATTTTGTGATTTACGTGCCATCAACGGCTCCTTTGATTATGAAACTAATGAACTATTAAAAGTGGGGATATTGAAGCCTGATACACTTCCATCAAATGGGTTAGCGCCTGTAAAATCTGGTAAAGTGAACTGAGGCAATTGAGTGTCTTTGTTTAGCAAAAGCATTGCATCCGAACAACAATCAACTTGATCATCTTTTTTCTTAGGATCACCATCGAAGACTTCTAGTTCATCAAAGAAATCTTTATTCCAGTTTGCTTTTACTACGTTTACAAAACCAGCTTGTGCTATACTTGAGAATGGAGCAAAGCGAGTAATCTTGGATTTAACAGGTTTTGTTAATCTTACACTAAAACCCATCTCAGCTAATTTACGCTGTAAGTCTTTGGCATAAGCACCAGCTGCAGCAGCAGGGTCTAACGGAATACTAATAATTACATCTTGACCATCATGAATGGCTGTATCAAATACTAGTTTTTCTACTTCGTGTACTCTGTCTCTTAAAGATACTACATCTTCTACAGTGTATAAATTATTGGGGTCTTTTGAGATTAGAACGCCACGACTCCAATCTGGATTTGGATATTGCTCAGAAGGTTTACTAAAAGCAAAGTCCCATGCTCGAATTCTTTTTCTTGCTCTACCGTTAGCATGATCGACTAGACCAACCCATTCTCTTTTGAATAGACCAGCAGATTCTTGACGAGCAAACCATGAACCATCCAACAGTCTTTCTTTCTCTACACGAGGTAAAGACATCAATCTACTGATATAATCAGGTTGTGCCTTTAGCAATGGAGGGTTGTCTCTACAAGTAGCACCAATGAAAGTAAAGGACGAAATACCGGATTCATCACCAGCACCGTGAGCAGCTTCAGCTTCCTGTAAGCTGTTGTACCAAAGCATTGTGTTACCTTGACGAAAGAAGTAACGCTTATCACCAGATTTATCAGGCAATGGGATACCTGTATTGGGATCAAGATAGTAATCTTCAATCCATGATCTTAAAAATGAGTTATAGTCAGGATTTGTCATGGCAAAGAGTTGTGGTTTATAGTCTACATAAGCGTTACGCATACGAGATAATAAATACACTATCATATCTTCTTCAAAGTCCGTTGCTTCATCGAAAATAACTAAACTATATTGACCTCCCTTGTGATCATACATGTTAGTTGCGTGTTGCATATGACTGAACTTTAATAGTGCTCCATTTGGGAACACTAACTCAAGCTCTCTACTTCTGATTCTTAAATCAGGATAAATACTTGTATATAAGTGTACTGCTTCGTGCCATATCGAACCCGGAGCAGTAAGCATCTTAGAGGTTCTACGAAAGATTACACCAGTTGCCCTTGGGTGCTGCATGAATTTTAAAGCAATAAGCAAAGACGTATATGTTTTACCAGAACCCGCTGCACCACCAGCTAAAGTAATAGTAGCATCGCTATTCAAAAACATTTCTTGTTTTTTAGACGCAGGTGCAATGGTTATTTGTTTATTCATATTTATTACTTTTCCTTAAATTCTCTTCTGCCGTTAATATCTGAAGATTCCAAGGAACATGCAAACCGGAAACAGCATCACCGTTCAGTGGAACAATATGATCGACATGATGTAAAATACCAGTGTTTTCACTTATTTCTTTGCATTTCAAATAAATTTGTTTGATCTGAAAATAATCATCTTCTGATAGACTATTTGGACATGAACGTTTTATTGTTGCTTTTCTAGTTTTACTATAAGCTAAATAAAAACTTTTATTTTCTTCATAATGAAGTTTACCAAGTTCTCTTCTTCGATCTCTTGTCTTAATATAGTATTCTCTAAAGTTTTCCTTTAGAGTTTCTTTATTTTCTTTATAATACCTACTATTGAGTTCTTTTAATCGCTGTTTATTTTTTAAGCGATATTCTCTCATGTATTCTTTACGATCTTGCATATGTTATCCTAACATTCCACTAAAGAACAATCAGCAGGACGGTGGATAATCGTCTTTTCGGTGGGCCAACCTAGCTGTTGTATAAAATTATTCTTCGTTAACAACCTTTAGGCTGAAAACTGCTGCATTATTTTGTTGTAC